TTCGACAAAGACGCCTTTACTGGCAACAAATACATCGAAGAGCTAGGCGACCGTTTCACCATCGAAATCACGCCAAAGATGCGCGAGGCTATTCAGAAGGGTGTCCCACTGTTTACCACAGGCGGCGCGGGCCTCCTCGGCGCTGGTATGGCTCGTGAAGAGCGGTCACAGCCAGCCGAAGGCATCCTCTAATGCCCCCAAGCGCACCTAAAGACCCACGTCTGGCTAAATATGGCGTTCAGGGTTACAATATGCCCAAGCGCACGCCTAACCACCCGACCAAGTCGCATGTGGTTGTGGCGAAGGTGGGTGACGTGGTCAAGGTCATCCGCTTTGGCCAGCAGGGCGTGAAGACGAACCAGACGGTTGGCCAGCGCAAGGCGTTTGAGAGCCGTCACGCGAAGAACATAGCCAAGGGCAAGCTGTCTGCGGCATATTGGGCGGCGAAGGTCAAGTGGGACCCGAAGAAGACCAAGTCACCGTCTAAGAAGTGGAAAAAGGGATCGTAATGGCGGGCTTATACGCAAACATTCACGCAAAACGTAAACGCATAGCCGCCGGTTCTGGCGAGAAGATGCGGAAGGCTGGCGACAAGGGCGCACCGACTGCGGCGGCGTTTAAGAAGGCCGCGAAGACAGCGAAGAAGAAAAAGAGGAAGGCTTAATGCCGCTGATTCAGGGCTACAGCAAGAAGAGCATATCCGAGAACATCCGCCGCGAAATGAAGGCGGGTAAATCTCAAAAACAGGCCACCGCAATCGCTCTTGACGTTGCGCGTAGGGTTAAGAAAAGAAGGAAAAAAGCATGATTGTTTGTGATAATTGTCCGTATCGCGGGCGCTGTGAAAATATGGGGCGCTGTATACAGGGCAAGAACGCGCACATCTCATCTGAGACGATCCGTCCGCCAATTCTGGACGTGAACACCACCAAGGGGCCAGCGAAGACTGCCACCCCTGAGCCATCCTCCACCTTCAAGAAAATGGCCAAGAAGATGGCCAAGAAAGGCAAATGATGTACGGCAAGAAAAGAGTAACGCCGCCGATGCAAAGCCCTGTCCGCCGCCGTCCACGCGTGGGCGACATGAACGAGGCTATGGGCAACCCGATGATGGCGATGCCGGTGACACCTCCGAAGCCTAGCCCACGGCGCCGCAAGTCAGAGGGCCACAACACCACGTTGGGCAAATACGCAAAATAGAGGGCATTATGGCCAAAATGGACGACTACCAGCTATCGAGCATCGTCTCCTCCGAGATTGAGGACTCGCTCAACCATTTCGACAGCGAGTACACGCAGGAGCGTTTGCGCGCTATCGACTTTTACCTCGGCGAGCCGCTAGGAAACGAGCAGGCTGGAAAGTCGTCCGTTGTGGACACCACATTCGCGGATACGGTTGAGACCATCATGCCGAATCTGATGAGGGTGTTCACGTCAAACGATCAATATGTGCGCTTCGCACCGCGCACCGCCGAGGACGTCAAGGGCGCGGAGCAGGCCACGGATATGGCCAACTTTGTGATTAACCACGACAACGCTGGCTACAAGGTGTTGCACACTTGGTTCAAGGACGCGCTGATGTTCCGCCTCGGTGTCGTCAAATACTTCTGGGACGAGACCGAAGAGGTCAACGAGGAGGAGTATAACGGGCTGTCCGAGGACGAGCTTGTGATGCTCCTGAACGACCCGGACGTTGACGTTGTCTCGCAGGAAGAGACTGTCACCGAGACGATGATGGCTGATGACGGCACGCTTGTTCCGCTCGCCAGCACCTATGATTTGAGCGTCAAGGTCACGCGCCGCTCCGGCAAGATCAAGATTATTAACGTGCCGCCCGAAGAGTTTCTGGTCTCCCGCCGTGCCGAGAGCCTAGAGGACGCGCACTTTGTGGCGCACCGCACAACGATGACCGTCTCCGACCTTGTGGCTATGGGCTACGATCAGGAAGAGGTTGAGGCGCACGCAAGCTCCGGCGATCTGGACGTTGACCGCGAGCGCGTGAGCCGCTTCCAAGACCTAGAGGCCGCCACAGGCACCGATCCGGCTGATCCGGCTCTGCGCGAGGTTCTGTACTACGAGTGCATCATGAACATCGACTTTGACGGTGACGGGATCGCTGAGCGCCGCCGCATTTGTGCCATTGGTGACGGCGGCTCTCACATCCTGCACAACGAGCCATTCGATCACATCCCGTTTGCGGTTGTGACGCCAATTATGATGCCGCACCGCCTGATCGGGCGCTCTATCTACGACATGACCGAGGACTTGCAGGTCATTAAGACCACGCTGATGCGTCAGTATCTGGACAGCGTCTACTCGTCCAGCATGCCGCGCGTTGCGGCTGTCGAGGGGCAGGTGAACCTCGATGACCTGCTTTCGGCAAC